AGGCGGCCGAGATTGCCGGCGAGACGAAGAAGGGCGAGTGGACGACCACGGTTGCCACCTTCCCTGTGATCGAGTCGACAGGCGAAGTGGCCGCGTACGGCGATTTCAATAACAACGGTTCGGCCGAAGCCAACGCGAACTTCCCGCAGCGTCAGTCGTACCACTACCAGACGATAACGCAGTGGGGCCAGAAGGAACTGGCGAACGGCGAATTGGCCAAGATTGATTGGGCGTCGCGCGTCAACATCGCGTCGGTGCTCGTGCTGAACAAGTTCCAGAACCAGTCGTACTTCTTCGGTATCTCCGGGCTCGCGAACTACGGCATGTTGAACGACCCGAACTTGTCGGCGCCGATCGTGCCGACCGCCGCGTGGAACACCGCGACGGCCGAGCAGATTTACAACGACGTCATTCGCCAGTTCAAGCTGTTGCAGACGCAGGCCAACGGCACGATTGACCAAGAAGCGCGCATGACGCTGGCGCTGTCGCCGGTCAATGACGTGAACCTGTCGAAGACCACGAGCTTTTTCGCGGCGAACGTTCGGGACCAGCTCAAGAAGAACTTCCCGAACATGCGCGTGATGACGGCGCCCGAGTACCTGACGACTTCCGGCGAGCTGGTACAGCTCATTGTCGACGAAGTGGAAGGGCAGGAAACGTGGACGGCCGCGTTTACCGAAAAGCTCCGCGCGCACAACATGGTCGTGGACCTGTCGAGCTACAAGCAGAAGAAGTCACAGGGCACTTGGGGCACCGTGATCTTCCGCCCGGTCTACATCGCTCAGATGCTCGGCTAACGCCGCGCAGTCGGAACGCACCCTATGAGCCCCTTCGGCGGTAATGCTGTCGAAGGGGCTTTTGCTTTTCCACGGGAACAGAACCCCGGCAACCCCGCTCGCTTCCCGTACACCACCATGGACGGCGGCCCGCTCGCGCTGCGTGGCGGTCCCGGCGGCACGGCCGCGTTTCGGTTCGGCTGGGCGGGGCTCGATGGGCTCGTGCGCAACACTCGCTCGGCCGCCACCGATCGTATCGGCTTCGTGGTGCTGCCGTTCACGTCGGCGGCGCTCAACACGTGGCAGCGCAACTTCTGGGACGAGACTACCCACACGTACCGCGTACGCGAAGGCACCGAAGCGGTCATGTTGACGCGCGGCGCAGTGTGGGCGCGATTCGCTGGCGGCTCGTGGCCGGGGCAGAAGGTGTACGCTTCGCTCGTGGACGGCGCGCCTATTTCGGGCTATGCTGACGACGCCGAACTGACCGCGTGGTTAGTTCAGACCGAAGCGGCTCCGGGTGAGCTGGCCATCATAAACACGTTCGCATACTTTGGAGATTGAGGAACATGGAAACTTGTGTCGTTGGCTGCAAACTCCCGCATGGGCTCGACATTGACTTGGACGTCAAGAAAGACGAGCGCGGCATCATGACCGACTCGAAACGGTTGACGCTGAAGGGCGCCAACTCGTCGCGCATCATGGGCGGTTACGGTATCACCCGCGGCGTGCCCAAAGAGTCTTTCGCCACGTGGTTGGCGGAACACGCTCGCGCCCCGTTCGTGATTAACGGCGCCGTGTTCATGGTCAACGATGACGCCAGCGCGCGCGACCGCGCGAAAGAAGGCGGCGACGCCACGGGGCTCGAACAGATCGACCCACTGAAGAAGTCGGCGAAGCTCGGCACCGACAAGCTCGAAATGGGCGACGACGAGAAGAAGGCGTTGGCGGAAGCTCGCGCAAGCAACCCGTTGCGCCCGCGCCAGATCGACGAATTGGAAACCGACGAAGCGTAAGGAATCGCAGCCGTGAGCGTCGCAGCCTGCCCCCCGAATGCCCCGCCGGTTCACGGCGTGGTCGTATTCGTGGCCGCCGATTTCAAGGCGGCGTACCCCGAATTCGCAACGGTGGCAGATGCGATGCTCACGCGCAACTTTGGGTTTGCGCAGATCATCCTAAGCAACTCGTGCCGGTCGATCATCCCCGACGCGGTGACGCGCGAAACGTTCCTGTACTTGCTGACGGCGCACATTACCGCGTTGTTCAACGGCGTGAACGGCCTGCCGCCTGCCGGCATTGTCGGCCGCGTCAACACCGCGACGCAGGGCACCGTGTCCGTGGGCGCCGACTTCCCGGCGAATCCCGACGAAGCGTGGTTCATTCAGACGCAGTGGGGCGCCATGTTCTGGCAGCTCACGGTACCCTTTCGCACGGCGCACTATATCCCGCCGCAGAACATGTACGGCGTCGGCCCGTGGGCTGGCCGTCGTGGCTTCTAAGGTTCTAGAAGTCAAGGGCGGCGACAAGCTCGGGCCGAAGCTGCGCGAGATAGTCGCGCGTCTCGGCGGCGGCAGCGCGCCGGCTGGCGTCAAGGTCGGGTTCTTGGAAGGCGCGACGTATCCCGGCAGCGACGAAAACGCCGGCTTGCCCGTGGCCACCGTTGCGTTCTGGAACGAATTCGGCACCGTGAAGTCGCCCCCGCGCCCGTTCTTTCGTAATGCGATAGCGAAGCACTCGGGCCAGTGGGGCGCGCAGCTCGCCGCCGCGCTCAAGGCATCGAACTTCAGCGCGAAAACCGCCATGGGTGTCATGGGCGAAGTCATCAAGGGGCAAGTGGTGTTGTCGATCCTAGACACCAATTCGCCGCCGCTCGCGCCTTCCACGGTGAAGCGGAAGGGCTTCGACAAACCGTTGGTCGACACGGGTGTGATGCAACGCTCGGTCGACTACGTGGTGGTGGAACTTTCGACGGGCTCGGGCGGCGCGGGGGCGGGCTAACCATGAACCTGCACGCCATAGTTCGCGGCGCCATCACCACGGTGAACCCCGACCGCAGCATTACGTGGCTCGTGAGCACCGGCAACACGATCGAGACGAACGGCAAACAAACGCCGACGTACGCGGCCCCGGCTACGATTGGCGCGCAGGTACAGCCGTCAAGCGGCGACGACCTGAAACAGATCGAATACTTGAACATGCAAGGCATCTTTCGCACGGTGTATGCGTTCGGCGACGTCGAAGGCATCGTGCGGCCCGAGCTGAAGGGCGGCGACTTGCTGCAATTCGCGCCGGCACTCGGCGGCGCGTTGCGCAACTGGTTGGTAGTACACGTGCTAGAAACGTGGACCCCCGACACCGCCGGCTGGTGCTGCGTCATCGCGGTGTTGCAAGAAGGTAGCGCGCCGTGACGACAGTAGCCCCGACACAAGACGACGTTTACATTAAGCTGAAGGCGTTCTTGGCTTTGGTCGTGCCCGCGGGCGTGCCGATCATCCAAGGATTGCCGAACCGCGCGTCGATGCCGCCGGCCACTCCCGGTTTCGTGGCGATGACGGCGACGCTGCTACAGCGGCTACGCACGAACGTGGACGCCTACGACGACCCTGCGCAGCCGCCCGGGCCGCCGTTCATCGTGGGCACCGTGTCGGCCGAAATGGGCGCCAAGTTTACGGTGCAGCTCGATTTCTATGGGGCCGACTCGGGCGACTGGGCCACCATGGCCACCACCCTATTGCGCAGCGCGTACGGCGTCGAACAGCTGGCGCCCGACTGCGCGCCGCTGTACGCTGAAGACGGCCGGATGGCGCCCCTAGTAGACGCCGAGCGCCAGTACGAACAGCGGTGGATCGTGGGCGCCGTCTTGCAGTACAATCCGGTGACGTCGACACCCATGCAGTTTGCTGCTACCCTAGACGTAGAATTGGTCAACGTGGACGAGCGATACCCGCCATGAGCAACATTCCCGCTTCGGAACTGGTCAACGTCATTCCCGGCGTACTTGGTGCCGGCGGCAATCCGCTGTCGCTCAACGCGGTCTTCTTGACCGCCGACACCGCGGTGCCAATCGGCACGGTACAACCGTTCGCCACACTCGCCGACGTGCAAGACTTCTTCGGCTCGTCGTCCACCGAAGCGCGGTTGGCGGCCATCTACTTCGGCGGCTTCGAGAACGCGACGCGGCTACCGGGCACGCTCTACTTCGCGCAGTACAACGCCGCAGCCGTGGGCGCGTACCTGCGCGGCGGCTCCATGGAAGACGTGACCCTTGCGCAGTTGCAGGGGTTCTCGGGCACCATCATCGTCACGATCGACGGCACCGCACAGACGTCCGACCCGATCGACCTGTCGGGCGCCACGTCGTTCAGCAACGCCGCGGCCATCATGCAGACCGCTTTGCAGGGCGGCACGCCCGGCGGCTCGATGACGGTCACGTATGATTCGCAGCGCGCGGCGTTTGTAGTCAGCTCGTCCACCACGGGCGACCCGGGCAGCACCATCGGCTTCTCCACAGGCACGATCGCGGCGAGCGTTCGCCTACAGGCGGCACAAGGCGCCGTCACGTCGCAGGGCGCCGACGCCGCTGTGCCGGCCGACGTCATGGACAACATCATAAGCGTTACCCAGAACTGGGCCACGTTCATGACGACGTTCGAGCCCATCGACGCAGTGAAGCTCGCCTTTGCCGCGTGGGTGCAGACGACCGAAAGCCGCTACACGTACGTGGCGTGGGATTCCAACGTACTCGCCACGCAGGCCAGCCAGCCCACGACCTTCGGCGCGATCGTCAATGCGGCCGACGACTTCGGTGTGGTTCCCGTGTACGACGCCACCGGCGACTTCGCCGCGTTCATTTGCGGCGTAGCCGCGTCGATCGACTTCACGGCGCCCAACGGCCGCATTACGTTTGCGTACAAGAAGCAAGCCGGCCTGACGGCCAACGTGGTCGACGCCAGCGTGGCCGCCAACTTGATCGGCAACGGCTACAACTTCTACGGCAGCTACGCCACGGCCAACGAGCAGTTCTCGTTCTTGCAGACGGGCCAAATCTCGGGCGACTGGCGGTGGATTGACCCGTACGTCAATCAAATCTATCTCAACAGCCAGTTACAGCTGGCGTTTATGGATTTGCTCGCGAATATCAACAGCATCCCGTACAACGACACGGGCTACGCGCTGTTGCGCTCGGTCGCACAAGACCCGATCAACCAAGCCGTGAGCTTCGGCAGCATTCAGGCGGGTATCGCGCTCAGTTCGTCGCAGCGCGCGCAGGTCAACACGGCCGCCGGCTTCAACATCGCCGACACGTTGCAGAACGTCGGGTACTACTTGCAGATTACGCCGGCCGACGCGACCACGCGCGGCAACCGCGAGTCGCCGCCCATGACCTTGTGGTACACGGACGGCGGCAGCATCCAAAAGATCGAGCTTTCGTCGATCGACGTGCAGTAAGGAACAGCCATGGCCCGCACAATCACCAGCGCCAATTCGTCTTTCATCCTGAACATTCCGGGCGTGTTCCCGGTGCCCGTGCCGATCCAAGGCTACGCCGCCGACGACGCGTTTACCGTCGAGCCGTTCGACATGTCCGAAACGCTCATGGGCGTAGACGGCAAGCTGTCGGGCGGCTACACGCCGGTGGCGAAGAAGCTCACGGTGATGTTGCAGGCCGACTCGCCGTCGCTCGAAGTGTTCGACGCGTGGGCGGGCGCCACCGAGCAGGCGCGCGAAGTGTTCCCGGCCGATGCCACGATCGTGTTGCCGGCGATCGGCAAGACATACAACCTTCGCCGCGGCTTCCTGAAGTCGGCGACGAAACTGCCGCC